CGGCATATACACCAGGCATCGCCAATTACCAGCGCCATCCGACACCGCCATACAGACATCACCATCGGCGGTTGTGATGTTGGCCCCACCCGGAAGGATCAAAGACGTGGCGTTATGTGTGAGGGTCAACGCCCCTTCAAACTTGATGACCTTCCAGATCCCTGCGGCCACCGTCCCGAACGACGTGATCGCCGTCGTGCCGGTGATGTCGTGGAAAAGACCCGCAACCGCTCCCAAGTCGGTCGTAGTCGCAGAGGCAATATCAGCGCCCTTGGACGCCAAATCCTGACGCACGACTTTCTGCATCTCGCGCAGATTGTCATCGAGCAGCGTGCCGACGTTTGTCGTGCCTGCCGGGGCGTTGCTGGAGGCAGTTGTACTCCAACTCTTAAGGTCCGATGCAACGTCAGCCATTATTGCTCCCTGAATCCGAGTAAGCCTTGCGCCAAGGCAGGAGAGAGTTGCCGCAACATCTCAGGCGTGTATTTGCCCATCTCATAGGAGAGGAAAGGCTTGGAGTACATCAGAGGAGCCAGTCCCGCCGCCGCGCCAAAAGGACCAGCCAAGGCATACCCCGCCCCAGCGGTCCCGAGCGCAGCGGGCGTTCCACCAAAGCCGGTCAACAGATTCCCCAAGAAGATCCGTTCGGCAGAGTAGGAATTGGGAAACTTGGTCGGCAGTATTTCCTGCCCCACGTTGGCTAACTGTCGCAACGCCGAACCGGGTTGACTCTGTGTTTGTAACTGATATGGGGAGAACCCGCCTAGTTGCCCTTTCGCCAGGTCAGCCGCCTTCTCGACCGCTTTCTTGGCTGGGTAGGACTTATCCAAGGCAACGAGTTTGGCTACGTCCTCTGGAACCATGCCACTTCGCATGTTTTGACGGACTACATCCCGCGCACCCTTGAGGGCGTCTCCAATGGCAACCTCCTCCATTGTGCTGCTATTCTGGAACTTACGAGACAGTGCGCCAAGGTCTCCCTCGATAGTCCGCTTGGCCTCCTGTGCCGGCATCCCCCCTTGGGGAATGCGCTCCAGGGCGTTGCGGTTCACCACATCCCAGTATTGCTTCAGCCCTCTTTCAGATAGCGGGACGGGGATCTTGTCCGGCGCTTTACCGAGATCACGCAGTATCTGCACTCCGGGGTTGAATTGGCTATTCCCGAACGCAGACGTATACGCTTCGTCATAGGCCCCCTTCAGTTGCTTGATCCCCTCATCTCCCTTGGCGGTGATCTTCGTCCCGGCGGGAGCGGCTTTATTCAAGGCGGCATTACGAAACTCGTCCAACGCCCTGAGTCGTGAACTGGTGATGAAATCCCCGAGGAGTGGAACGGACTGAATTTTCTCTTCGGTGCTGGCAATCTGCTGATTCAGTTTGCCCGGAAGTCCTCTGGCGTTCTGCCCGATAGTTGGAGTGACGCCTTCTGCCAACAGTTTTTTAGTGGCCTCAGAGGGTCGGATCAGATCCCCGGTCAGACCACGCACGCCTAACTGTAAACCTCCGGACGTGATAGCCGCCTGTAGGCGATCCTCCGGAGTCGTCGCAAAAGTCGTAGCCATTGCTCGGGGAACGCTCGAGAACGCGCCTGGGAACGCTGCCGCCCCAGCCATGTTCGTGCCCGCAGCCATGTTGGAGGCAATCGGCCCTGCTCCACGCTGGGTCGCATTGCCAACGTCTAGTGCTTCTTTGGACACAACCCTCGGAGCCCCAAGCAGACTCGGCAGATTTGCCACTGCGGAGTTCGCCTGGAATGCGGCATTCCCGATCCCAGTAGCGGCTTTCTGAAGCCAGTTCTGTTTCTCTCCGACTTCCTGGGCGGCTTGGTTCAAGCCTTCCTTGCCGGGGGTGAACATGAACTTCTTTTGAATCGGGCCTACGTCATAGCCGTTCTGGGCAAGCGTATCCAGCAAGTCCTTTTGCGTTATCCCATCCGGGACGTTCTGGACTATCGTGCCATCAGGAAGTTTAACGTCCACGTTTGAGTTTCCCGAAGTCGATGGGTTGACCGCCAGGTTCTTTGCTCTTGACCTGATCCCTCACGAACTCCTGCTCCGAGGGATAGCGGAATCCGGTCAGACTGTTGTTGTTGTCGTAGTAGAAATTCCGGGCTGAACTGATGTCGGTAAAGGACCGCTTCGCATCTGCTCTCAGAGCGTCAATGATCTGCGCTCGACCCTCGCGCGTCTTGGCGAGGTCGGGGAGCGGCTTTGTCGCAGTGATCGTATCCAGGTTGGATACGCTGACCCCAGAGCCGTAATCCTTTGAACCCAGACGCTCCTTCAGCAATTCGCCCAACTGCGCGATGTAGAGATCGTTATTCGCCGCTCTCATGGGATCGACCTTGACCCCGAAGGCTTGAGCAATGCTGTTCAACTGCTGCTTGAACTCCGCACCCGCAGCGGCATAGGTCTTGTCGCTGGCGTTGAGTTGTTCCAACCTATCCAGCCTGACCATCGTCCCCGTCAACGGGACGATCTTCTTCTCGTACTCCGCGATCAGATCGGCATGGTTAGATGCCGACCTTAAAGCCCCGGTCTTGCCGCGTTCCACTTCCGCAGAGACGACCGGGGACATGCCCGCCGCCCCTGGCGTAGTGCGACTGATCTCCTGCTGAAGCAGCTTTAGGTTCCGGTCCTTCTCGGGAGAGGCGGGCTTTGCCTGCTCAGAGGCCAGTTCTTCATTCAGGACGGCGAGCCTGCCTTGATCCCTGGTCGCTTGTACTTCAGGAGGAACGCGCATCCCCAGCACATCCAAACGACTCCTCATGGTCGGTGGGCTGGTAGGACTCGTCGGCGGGATGGTCATCACGTCAAACCCCGCCTTCGCCCGCTCTCCGATCTGTTGCTGCTGTGCGTAGGCTTCCGCCGCACCCGGAGGGACTCGAACCCGGAATCCACCCTGAGCACCAGGGTCTTGGGCAAGTTGCGTCCCGAACCCCTGCTGATTGATATGGGGGATGACGGGAGCTCCGGGGACAATCTGCCCCGTCTTCGGGTTCTGGGAAAAGCCACTGTTGAAAGACAGATTCGGATTCTGGGCTTCGTGGATCTTCAACAGCGCATTGGAAATCTCCGGATAAGCCGTCGCCAGTCCGACAAGACTCGCGGGGCTGTATCTCAGCCCGCCTTGAGATCGATTCAGTCCGTTCTCGTTCGTCGGCCCGCCTTGAAGGTCCGTAGATACGTCACCGGTCTGGAAGGCTTCCAAAGCTTTTTGCTTCCGCATCTCGTTCTGGATCGCCATGAGCTTGGTGGCCTCGTCCAGCCCTGCCTTCTTGTAGGCCGTAGAGTCTTTCAGGGACTGGTTGTAGCCCTGCAGCCCAATCATTCCTCCAGCCCCAAGGGCAGGCCCCAGAGGGGGCTTGTAGCCCCTCTCAGGACCGGAGTTCATCAGGATGCCCAAGCCTGCCTGAAGCAAGCCCATATTGAGGGCGTCCTGCTTATCCTTGGCGTTCGGCTCGCTGAAGGAACCGTACTGCTTCAGCAAGCCCTGGAGGCTTTCGAGGTCCATTTAGCGCCTCTTTTTGGCGTAGGGAGAGATTTGAGCGAACGGCACATAGCCCCGAGGCTGCATCTGCGGCCCCGACATCGTAGGCCCCGCCTGATTCTGGCGCGGGTTCTGATCCTGCCCCATCATCTGTCGCCCCATGTTGGCGTACTTGAGCATATCCAAGCCGCTCCCACCGAGAGCACCTACAGGACTCGCCCCGCCCGCCGCTGCTTGACCTAGCGCGTTCCATCCTACAGCGCCCTCTCCGGCCCCAGCTCCAAGACCCGCAGCACCAAGGCCAGCCCCCCCTGCAGCACCAAGGCCAGCCCCCCCCGCCATAGCCGGCGCTAGAGCGGCCATCGACGCCGCACCCCCAGTCCCTGCCGCCGCCGCTGCTTCAGCCGCCAACGCAGCCATTGCGATTTCGCCTATTCCGCCACCCATCTCGCTCTCCTGACCATTACATGAAGTACCCGCCTAAAGCTCCGAGACCCGCGCCGGCCATCGGAGCATATTGCCCCAACTGCCCCTGTGCAGCCGATCCCAAACCGTAGCCGAGAAGACCGCCGCCCGCAGCACTCGCTGCACGGTTGTACTGATAGGCTGGCTGCTGTTGAATCGTCGTGGAACGACCTCCGGTAGACGCAGCCAGAGCATTCCCAAGCACATCGAGTTGCTGGTATGGATAGTTCAACTGTTCCATCCACTGATTGTATTGCTGGTTGAGCAAGTCCTGAGACCTCTGCCCGTATACGTCTCCCGCCTGGAGCATGTTCTGAATGTCGGTGTAGTCGGTCGCCGCCGTCTGTGGCGCTAACTGAGCCGCCTGCATCTGACGACTGCGTTCTGCATCGTAGAACTGACCTGCCGTTTCCCCGAGATTGCGCGTCATCAATTCCTGATTGGCGGACCCTCCGAACGCTCCGGGCTTGTTGAACTGGTTATTGACCCGCCCCTGGACTTCGTTCATGTAGGTATTGAAGTAGGGGTTGGTCTGCGGGTCCATGAAGTCCCCGCGCGCCGTCGCCGTCAGCATGTTTCTGGAGGCGTTGAGTTCCGGAGCCCCGTACATCGCACGATTGGTCTGCATCGACAGACCCTGCTGCGTCTCCGGGGACATATCTGCAATCTGTTGCCCCGGATAAGCCTGGTAGGGCTGATTGGACAGATTCGTTCCGCGCGCCAATACCTGCTCTGCCGCAGGTTGCGCGTAAGCAGGCAATTCCTGCTTCGTTACTGTATTGGTATTCTGACCACCACCGCCACTCGACCCGCCTCCGCCGAAGTAGCACTTCCTCTCCAGACGTGAAAGACGCTGTGCCTCACGAATCCTGACCTTCATAGCATGACCTCATAAATGGTACGGACGCTCTTGAACCCGAAACGTGATGCTCTCTTTTCCCACCCTTTACGCGAGGACTCGAACGTGATCCTGTCCGCCCCGGCATGCTTTGCGATCTGGCGGATTTCTTCCATGTAGGACACTACCTCTCCAACCCCATGAGCGATCCAGATGTGTAACCGCTTCCCGGAGTAATTGGGCAGAAGCTGGAGGATGACAAAGCCTCTCCACTCACCCTCGTTGACGTACAAGGTCGCGTGTCCGCCGATAAGGAATGCGTAGACATCTTCCGGTATCCAGCCATCGGTCCTGATCTTGCATAGCTTCTCAAGGGCACTTTTGATCCTGGGCCAATGGGTCTTGATCTCTGTTGGAAGGACAGCAATCAATTGGCGTTCCGATAATCTTCCCAAGCTGAATAAACTGGATTAACGGGCTGCTGTATCGGTTGCTCCTGCACAGGAGCCACGGGCGCAATGTACTGAAGCGGGTTGATCTGCGGCGGAGGGACAGGCTGCGGCCTCCAGTACGGATTACTCCCCTGGAATTGGGGTCGCTGTCCCACACGCTGCATAGATACGCCGGGCCGGTCTGTCGAGAATTTCTGCGCGCCATTCATAACGTCACCCTGTTCATATCGCCCAGTAATTCGCCCCGTCACTCACCAGGTCAACAGACTGATAAGCAAGAGACGTAGCCAGGGACGCGGCGTTGTCGATATTTCCTGCAGTCGCTTGGATGGTCGTGACCAGAACCCCGACCCCCGCGTTCTTCACCGTGAACCGTTTTTCCTTGCATTGAGATGCAGCAGGCAAAGTAATCGCCTTTAAGTTAGCCGTTACGAGAATGATCGAATCCCCTACATTGGCGGTGTAATCCACCGCCGTTGTCGTGACTCTGAATAAGTAAGCGTCCGCCCCACGGCTGATCGTCTGTTCTACATCTCTCAGAATTGCGGTGAACGCGAACTGCTCATACCGAGGTGGAATCCGCGTTAGCAGGCTGACCTTATTCACTCCCGCCTACCTCTGCGGAGACCACAAAACCGCTGATCTCGGTCGGCCCGTTGAACTGCATCAGGAGTCGGTGCCACCGCGCCTCGCGCTCGAAATCGAACTTGCCATTGTTCAATGCCGCGCCCGCATCGGCAGAGAGGCTGCTACCCAGAATGTTCCGGTAGTAGTTCGTCAATGAAGCAGACACGGGCGTTGTGACGAACCTTGGCCGAACGCGCGTAAGGCAGGTGAATATCTCGTCGTCTCCGATGTCCCCGGTCGTAATCGACCCGGAGACCGGAATACCGTCCAGAGTCTTCAGGATATGCGAGGTATCGAAAAAGGCGGTTTTCGCCGTGCTTGCCGACACGAAAAGCGAATCGTAAGGAACATCCGGAAGACTGTCGTAGGTCGCGTAGGAAGACCCTATCTGATCGTAGATCATTCCCGGCGTTACAAAATCAGGAGCCGCTTCCACCTGTCGATCATCCCGCCCCCATTTGTTCGTCCGGTAGTTCCAGACCACGCACTTATCAGGATTTACACTATCAACCGTGGGGTAGTACCACCGGATGAGAGACCGCGCACGATCATGCTGGGCAATCGCAACACCCTGTCTGGAGCGGTTCAACTCCCCATAGACTTTATCCCTGACGGCATTGGTTCCGATGGAAACAGGTCTTGCACCGTCGTAGATGTAAAAGTCGTTCTCCGCCATGAAAGCATGGACCGGGGCCTCTGGAGTCCCGATGTCCACCACCGCCTCATTGGATAACGCCCCGACATCTCCGGGGATCTGCGGCCAGACCCAGATCAGAGGCTGTCCCACATACTGCCCCTGGAACATGGAACGGAGCTTGTAGGCAATGACGGTTTCGCCGAATCGCTTGAGCGCGAGGATAGGCCCCGCAGCCGCATCCAATGTCCCGGTTGCACACTGGGTATTCACCGATGGCGTCCAGTTATCGTAGGTTCCCAGCGCAGAGCAGTACCAGCGGGAAGGCGAATCCCCGTAAGCCGTCTCGTTGGTGTTCGCCGCCATCACGAAATACCCAACCGTCTCGATCAGCGCGGCTTTGATCGGAGGCGATGCAGAAACATTGACGAAGGCTCCAGAGGTAGAGGCTTGGATAATGTCGGTCTTGGACGCCGCCAGCGCCACGGAGCCGTATTGCGCGAATCGCCACCGAGTCTCCCCAGTCAGGCCGTAATCTCCTCCCGAGGCTCTTGTGCGGTCAGTCCAGGAACTCGACGTAGCCTCATAGAGCTTGGTTGTAGACCCCGCGATCAATCGGGTAGTGTTGTCCAACTGTCTCAACACCCCCGCACCGCGACAGGCTGCGGCCAGAGTCAACCCCGTAGATACGGCAGAGGGGGCTACCGCCATGCCTTTCATGGTCGGGATCATCGTTTCGCAGTCTACGAGGATGCCCGCTTTCGTCGTGTCGTTGTCAGGCGCGTAACCAATAAGACGGACGTACACCTAGACCACCCTCATCACCAAAGCCCCGCCGGAAAACTCCGCACCCGTTTTCTCGGCGTTCACATTCTGCACCGCCTGGTCCCGCTTCGCCGCCCAGATCCCGATGCGCTTGTCGTTCTTCAGGAAGGGTTCAAGTTCTGCGAGGCTTGCCCATAGATACAGATCGGGGTTCGCCAGGAAGAACGCGCTGGCACTCGATAGAATCGAGGCCGGCTTGGCGAAGTACGTCCCCTTGACCGTGTAAGCGGAGTCGGGGAAAGGACCGAAGATCAGGCTCGCGCCATCCACCGCACAGACAAAGGGCTTCCCGCCAGTGGTTCGATCCGGGTATTGGAGGATCAACTGCGCTGCGGAGGTCATCTGGAGATTGCGTGTAGGCGTCCCGTCGATATAGAGGTACTTCGCGGCCAGGAAATCCGTGGGTAACGCTGCGACCCCGGTCACCATCAAGACGCTAAATGCGGTCTCCATATCCCGCGTCCGGGCATGGCGCAGAATCCATTTCTCCGCCGTGAGAATAATGTCGTCCTGGAAAGCCGATAGATCATCACGCTTGCTCCAGTTCGTGATCGACGTTTTCAGTTCCGCTAGTGTACTGAGCGCCATAGAGTTCCTTCATCACCGCCCAGGCGAACCCGGACTTGATCTCTTCCATTGAAAACTGCGAATAGGATAGAGTCTTTAACCACGGTTCCCGGTCGGGGAAGATCGGGGCTTCTATCCTCGTGAGGTCTTCCAGGCCGACCTGAAACGCCGGAGACGTTGGAGGACCGAAGACCGGAACCCCGTGGTAAGCCGCTTCCACAGCGGCCACGGAGGAGTGAGAGACGACTGCCCAGCAGTCTTTGAGGAAGGACTGGAGGGGTGGGCCGCTTTTCTCCTTGACGATGATTTCGCGGTCTGTGTGCTGTTGTAGTCGTGCAACTGTTTCCTGAGTCCAAGTCTGCGCCTCATGCCATCTCTCCAACATAGGGGGGACGGGGATTACGATTATCTTGGAACCCTGTCTCCAAGGTCTAGGAAATGGGCAGTATCGTGCGAGCCTGTCTCCAGGGGCTTTCAATAACTCGTTCTGATGAACCACCCCCGCCAAAATACGGAAGTTCGCCTTGTCATAGCCCCGGTCGAAATAGGCATGATCCATGAAGATGAAACGCTGTTTCTTGCGCCTCAGTTCTTCCAACTGGTCGATGTAATCGAACCCGTAATAGACCGGCAATGGGCAGGTCTGCTGCATCACCAGGCTGATCATCTTGCGGAGTCGGGAGGCCATCACCAGCTTAGAATGTAGTCGCCATCAATCTCATCCTGTAGGGTGGCTCCGAGGCTTACAAGGTAAATGACCGCTTCTGTATCACCAACGTAATACTTACCGGCATTCCCCGGCTTCTGCTCCACGATGATGACGGGCTTGGATCGCTTGATCGTCTCTTCCCCGCCTCTGAGGACGAACAATTCATACCCTTCGCAATCGACTTTCAGGAACGATGGAGACAGGTCGTAGTCATCCAATCTCCTGACCGGGATGGTTCCCTCGCCTTCTAGCCATGAACAGGCCGAAGATCCTTCAACAAGGTGCATCCCCGTCGTCCCGTCCCCATCGCCAAGAGCGACCTCGTGTAGCGTCGCTTCAGGGACGTTCTCGCGGAAGCATTCAGCATGTCTGGGTAGGGGCTCGAAAGCCTCCACCCGCTTGAAGAACCTCACCAGTTCCTTGGACCACAGCCCGCAGTGCGCGCCGACATCCACGGCAAGGCTATCGCTCTTCACATACTTGATAGCCGCGATCAGCTTGTGGAACTGGTAGGACCAATTCCGATGCGTCGCGTACTGGAGTAGATGCGTCTCGTCGTCCGGGAGCCAGATGCCATTTATCTTTTTCAAGTTCCCTCTCGATGGCCTCCACGACCTGTTTTACCGAGATGCTCGCCATCGCCCCCCGGCAGTGCTCGCATCGCCCTATGACCGTTCCACAGGGCTCCTGCCCGTTCCAGATGTTCGTCTGGAAGTCATAGCCCAGGTTCTCAGGGCTCGCCATTCCCCCCCATAGAACGATGGCTGGGATACCCAGGACTGCGGCGGCGTGATGGAGTGCGCCATCTGTAGTGACGACCAATCGGGCTTGGGACAAGAGTCCGAAGGCTTCGCGGATGTTTCTCGTCCTGATCCGCCGGACCCCAATATCTCGTACTTCATCCCCAAGCTGAATCCACGGCAGGGGAATCTTCGCAATCTCCTCCCAGTTCTTCCAGCCCCAATCCTTGTTTCTGCCGATGTCCAACTGGATCGGCCCGTGATACTTCGTCTTGACGTTGGGCTCGATGATGATCGCGCCGGGGATAGCAAGCTCTTTCTCGGCATCGGTCAGGAACAATTCGCCTGGAACAGCCTTGTAGGCCCGGTCGTAGATCAGGCGGTAGCCTTCTTTCCTCAGAACGTAGGGTCTGGACCCTGGGAAGTTCGCTATCCAGGCGTATTTCTCGTCCGGTAGAAGCCGACTGGGGCGAGTGATCTTCGGGTTGTTCTCGAAGGCATCGGACCACCAATGGTGCTTCCCATTCCCGAATACACACCGGACCCCGTGCTCGGCATGGATCTTCCGGGCATCCCCGGTCGCCATGATGTAATCACCGATTCCCATGCTATAGATCGAATAGGGGTGAATTCACGTCCGCAATGACGTTCACCAGGTTCCGAGTCTTGGCGGACTTCCTCGGGCTCACCCCATGCACGGCCTCTGCGGTGTTCAGGAACAGGACGAACGTGTTGGCCTCGTACTTGACGGTCTTGACCAACTCGATATGGGCCGGATCGCATAGCCGTTTATGCGTGTACTTGTGCCCTTTCGTCCACCTGTAGATTTCCAGGTCTCCCCCCTCCTCCTCGTCGTCCTTCATGTAGAGAAGTCCTGCGTAGAGTTCCACCTCATTATCAATGTGAGGTCCGCAAACAGAGGATAGAACCAGAGACGGAGTATTAATCCCGATCTGGCATTCCAACCCAACATCTACATTATCCCCGCGTATCCCGACAGTCATGGCCTCCCACTTCTTCGGGTAGATACGCTTCAGCGGCTCGCTAAATACGTCGATGACCTGATCGAAGAACGCCTTGGAGGAGTGATAAGCACAAAACGTCTTCCACACCGGGGCGAGCTTCGCTATCGCATCCTTGGTGCTCATGTCCATCCGGACGTTGGGGCCAGCCTCTCTACCGCCGATAATCATCTCCGCGCTCGGGCGGGTCGCTGCAAGTTCTCGATATAGATCAGGAGGCAGCGCCCGCCTGATGACAACGTGCGGGAAAGGATTATGAAAAACAGCCTCTACGCGGTCGAGTAACATGCCTTCAGTCCTTTGTCCGCGATGTCCTTCTGGTACTTCCCCTGAAAAGGCGTTCTGAATTGAACGTCTTTGACCTTCTTCAGAATGGAGATCACGAACGCATCGCCTCCGGGCAAGACCTGCTTGAACTTCTCCTCCAGTTCGGTAGGTCGTTTCTCCACAAAGCCTTCCGGGCCGAGAGGAATCAAGTCCTTCCCCCATCGGTTCGCAATCGCCATCAGCATGACCTGATACTCATTAGCCGCTGCAAGATCGCGGAACAGCACCGGGTTGTAGTTGTAGAACCCGTGATTGAGCCAGGGAGAGAACGGCAGGCAGTGAATCATCACTCCCGTAACGCACTTAGTCATGTTGTGGGCGTTCTCGAATACCGCGCGCTGGTCGAAGATGTGTTCCGAAGTCCCGTTGTTCGTCACCAGATCGGCCGGTTCCACATCATGCCCGGTCACGTTCAGATCGAGGATCGTCGCCCCGAGATTGGTGTTTACGTCGAACGCCCGGTAGGCGAACCCCAGACTCTCATAGAACGCCTGCGTGCTGGGGTGATCCGCCCCGGCCGTGAACCGCTGGTTGCCGAACTCGATTACCTTGGGATGCTTCGGGAGATGAGGTCTTACCGATTCCACCAGTCTCCGCATACAGGGATGAAAGGTCATTCGCAATCCTGTTGATGAGTTCTTCCCATGATCTTTTCTGCCGGTAGATTTTTACCGACTTGTACCAGGGAACGCTATCCCCGGTGAGTTTGTACCGCCACAGAGGCTTGGAAGGAATCATCGCCCAGCATGTCTTTCCCAAAGCCCCTGACAGATGAACCGCTGCGGTCTGCACGGAGATCACCAGGTCCAACTCCGCGACTAGCGCGGCGGTGTCGTCATAGTCCGAGTATTCGGTCGCCCTAGGCCAGTGCTTGACCTCGAC